CTGCTGGGACAGCGGCCGCAAGCTCCGGGCCTGGCTTTTTTGAAGGCATCGGCAATTGGTTCTCTGGGCTATTTGGCGCTGCGCATGCCGGCGGCCTGGTCGGTATAGCGCCATCTCACACCAGGCTGGTGGCACTCGGCGCCTTTGCGGGAGCCGAGCGCTTCCACGCAGGCGGCATGTTGGGTTTACAGCCCGATGAGGTACCGTTTATCGGTCTGCGCGGCGAGGAAGTTCTAACGCGCAGCGACCCGCGTCACCGGTGGAACGCTGAGCGTCTCGATCGAATGCGTATGCCGGCGCCAGCGAATGATGTGCAGGTCAATGTCTACGACATGCGCATAGGTCGCGATCAGCCGCCTGCGCGCACCGAGCAGCGTCGCGGGGCCGACGGCAAACGGGAAATCGCGGTCTTTATCGAAGACAAAATCGATGAAGCAATCCGAAGCGGTCGTCTCGATCGGGCGCAGGGCGAGACCTATGGCTCGCGGCGCATGACCAAGCGGGTGTGATCGATGGTTGGTCAGATGGCTGGCTTCAGTGTGGTCCGATCAAGGACGGTCATCTTCGCGCAGCAGGCCTCCACTGAAAGGGGCTTGAGAAAAAAGATTGGCTTGACACCAAGGGATTTCGTAACCTATAAGTTACAGATGATCGAACTCCGTCAAACCAAAATCTTTACGGAATGGCTGGATGGGCTCTCTGATCAGCATGCCACCGCGCGCATCGCGCAACGGTTGGTGCGTTTGCAATCTGGACTCTTCGGCGACGTGAAGCCGGTTGGCCAAGGCTTATCGGAATTACGGATCGATTACGGCCCAGGGTATCGCGTCTATTTCTTACAGCGGGGTCGGGTATTGATCATTTTGTTGTGCGGCGGGGACAAAGGCAGTCAGCGGCGTGATATTGAACGTGCCCAGCGCCTCGCTGCCGAATTGGAGGATTGAGACGTGGCGACAAAGACATTGCCCTTTGATGCGGCGCGTTACCTGACCTCACCCGAAGCGCAGGCCGAGCTCCTGTCAGACGCAATGGAGACCGGTGACGCCGGCTATATTGCAAACTCGCTTGGGGTTATAGCCCGTGCGCGCGGTATGACCGAGGTGGCCCGGGATTCTGGCATTACCCGAGAGGCACTCTATCGTGCACTCAGCGAAGATGGTGATCCACGACTGACAACCCTGCTTGGTGTTATTCGCGCGCTAGGTTTCAAATTTACTGTGGCACCTGCCGAGTAGACAAAGGCTCCAGGGCTACAAAAAAAGCCGTCCCAGAAACAGCAGAAAATCGGTGCCATCCAGATGGAAGGTGAAGTCGCATTGCCCATACGCCGGTCCTGCAGCTTGGATTGACCATGTCAAGCATCGTCTGGCCTTCGAGCCTCCCGCAACGTCCAACCGTAGGCGGGTACCAGGAGCGCTTTGCCGATACGGTCCTGCGCACAGCCATGGAAACCGGGGTCGCCAAGACCCGACGCCGCTTCACGGCAGCGCCACGCCAGATGGAGGTGACCTTCCGCGTCAACGCGGCCCAGGCCGCGATATTCAAAACCTTCTTCGAAGAAACGACGGCCGGTGGCGCCTTGCCCTTCGACTGGATGCACCCGCGTGAGGGGACGTCAGCGGAGTTCCGTTTTGTCGAAGCGCCCCGCGTTTCGGCTGTCACAGGAACGCTGTTCTCGATCGCGATCAAACTGGAGCAGATGCCGTGAGGACGATATCGCCGGAGGCAAGAGCGGCCGCCCATGCCGAAGCCTCCGACAAAGTCTGGCTCGTCCTGCTTGAAATCACGGCAGCAGGTCTCTCAACGCCCATCCGCGTTGCCAATGACAATGCCGATGTCATTCATCAGGGCTGGACCTTCATTGGCTACCCTTTCGAGGTAGAGCTGCCGCCTGAAAGTCAGGATCGTCCGATGATCGCGCGCATTCGTATCGACAATACAGAGCGGCTGATAGTCGATGAAGTGCGTAGCATCAGCGAGCCGCCAAGCGTGACGCTTCGCGTGGTACTAGCGGACCAGCCTGATGTGATCGAGGTTGAATACGCCGGTATGCGGCTGCGCAACGTGACCTGGGATGCAGGCGAGATTTCGGGCGATCTTGTCTACGAAGATATTTTATCAGAACCGGTTTGCGAGCAGATGACTCCAGCGCGGTTTCCAGGAGCTTTTTAAGTGCTGCGCACGAAATTTTAATGCGCCTCAAAGTTGGTCAAGATCAACATCAACAGCGTTGTCTTTCTCCAGCAACCGCTTTCGAGCCAAGTTAACCAATTCACGATCAGCCAACTCTTCCACCAGAGCCTCGAAGAGCTTTGGCGAGATCATGTAGAAGGCCGGTCGATTATGATTGAGCACCGCCACTGGCTTTTCGCCGGCAGTACGCAGCACCTGGGCAGGGTTCCGCTTGAACTCAGACATACTGACTGAGAGATCCGCGAAAATCGTATCCATAGTGGCCTCTCGGAAATCTAGATACAGATATAGAGCCTTTTTTGGCTCCAATTCAAGAGCTCAAGATATTCCTCTCTCCACATGTTCGAGAGCGTCAAAGCCCTCTCGTTTCGCGGCGAGGCACCACCCCAGTTGAAGGACTTCACCGCCATCGCACAGTCAGCCTCGTCTAGCCTGCCCGACTGGGTCTCCGCCTATGTCGGCCTGCCCTTCAAGGAGGGTGGGCGCAATCGGGACGGGCTCGACTGCTACGGGCTGCTGCGGCTCGTCATCAACGAGCGCTTCGGCGGCGCCGTGCCGGAATATGAGGGCATTGCCTACCGACCCGGCGAGGACAGCAGCCTGCTTGCCGCGCTGATGGATGAACGGATCCGCCTCTGGCGTCCGATCGCCATCGGGGAGGAGAAAACCGGCGACGGCGTTCTACTGCGCGTCATTGGGCGCCCCATTCATGTCGGCGTCGTCGTGGCCCCCGGCTTCATGCTCCACATCGAAAAGAACTGCGACAGCATCCTCGAACGCTTCACGACTGGCTCCCGCTGGGAAAAGCGCCTCCTTGGGTTCTACCGCCATGCCGCTTGACGCCACGCAGTTCGAGACGCAGCTGCGATGGACACTTGTCGCGCGCCCCTTTTCCACCGAGCGGGAGGAGCGCTTTGCGCCGGCCGGCCTCAGCCTTGCGCAGATGCTCGAAGCCTCGGACCTGCCGCAGCGCTACTGGCCCTATCTGCAGGTCTTTGTCGATGACGAGGAGGTACCGCGCGACTGGTGGGCCCAAATTCGCCCCAAGCCCAATGCGCGGCTCTTTGTGCGGGTCAACGCCATGGGCGGCGGCGGCGGTGGAGGCAAGAACCCGCTCGCTATCATCGGCGCCATTGCGGTCATCGCCTTTGCAGCCTGGGCAGCGCCAGCGCTCACGGCGGCGCTCTTTGGCGTCAACGTTGCTGCCGTCAATGCGGCAGGCGTCTTTACCGCCATGGGGCTCACCAAGCTCGTCATCGCCGGCTCCATCACCATGGTGGGCTCGCTGCTGGTCAATGCGATCGCGCCGACGCCCAACCCGTCCCTGCGCGGCAATGATGCAGGGCTCTCGACACCGACCTACGCCATCACGGGGACGACCAATCGCCTCAACCCATACGGCCCGATCCCGCGCGTCTATGGCACGCGGCGGCTTTTCCCGATCCTGGCCGCGAAGCCCTACACCGAGACCATTGGCAATGAGCGCTACATGCGCCTGCTCTTGCTGGTGGGTTATGGCCCCCTCAAGATCGAAGATATCCGGATCGGGTCAACGCCGCTCTCGGCCTTTGATGGCGCAGAGGTCGAGATTCGTGAGGGCTGGCCGAGCGATCAGCCGATCACCCTCTACACACAGCGTATCGAGGAGGATGCACTCTCCATCGCGCTGACAGCCTCGGGCGGCTGGCGCACCATCACCTCGAGGCCCGATGCGCGAGAGATCAATCTCGACCTCTCCTTCGATCGGGGGCTCGCCTTTTTCAACGATCAGGGCGGGCGTTCCAACGCCACGGTGGAATTCGATGCGGAATACCGCGAAGTCGGCGCCGCGAGTTGGCAGCCGATCCCCTGGAAAGCCGGTGGTGATGCGGGCTTTGAGACCGCGGGCAAGGTCACGATTGTCGATTCCTCGTCCTCGCCGGTTCGGCGGGGCGGGCGTTTCGACACGCCGGAGACCGGACAATACGAAATCCGTCTGCGCCGAACCACGGCGGACGCCACCAACCCACGGCTGATCGACACCGTCACGCTCTCGACGCTGCGCACCATCACCGACGACGCGCCAGTCACCATGACGGGCCTTGCCATGGTGGCGCTGCGGCTCAAGGCCTATGAGCAGATCAACAACCAGCTGCAGCAGATCAGCTGCCTTGCGAGTTCTTACCTGGAGGTGTGGAACGGCTCGACTTGGTCCTGGCAACTGACCCGCAATCCCGCCTGGGCCTATTGCGACGTGCTGCGCAGGCGCGGCAACACGCGGCTTATCAGCGATGAGCGAATCGATCTGGCCGCAATCCGCGCCTGGGCGGAGGCCTGTGAGATGCCAGCGCAGGATGGACAGCCGAAATGGACTTTTGATGGCATCGTCGAAGGCGGTTCCGTCGTCGAGGCGCTGCGCGACATCGCCTCCCATGCGCGTGCGCGCTATGGCATTCGCGATGGCAAGCACTCCGTAGTGCGCGATGTTCCGCAGACCGTGCCGGTGCTGCACATCACGCCGCGTAATTCCTTCAACTATGTCGGCCGCAAGCAGTTCATTGACCTGCCGCATGCGCTGAAGGTCCGCTTTATCAATCCGGACAAGGATTGGCAGGAGGATGAGCGGATCGTCTATGCCGATGGCTATAGCGCCGAGAATGCTGCGCGCTTTGAAACCGTCGACATGATGGCCTGTACGCGCGCCGAACAGGCCTGGCGCGAGGGGCGTTATCATCTGGCAGTGGGTCGCCTTCGGCCGGAGACCCATGAGGTCTACCAGGATGTCGAGGCACTGCGCGCCACCGATGGCGACCTCGTCATGTTCGCCCATGACGTGATCCTGGTCGGTCTGGCGAGCGGGAGGATCAAGGCGCGGATCCTTGCCGAAGGGCTGGTGACGGGTCTGCTGCTCGATGAACCTGCTCCCATGGAGGCCGGCAAGAATTATGCGCTGCGGGTGCGGCGCGTGGACGGGGCGAGCCAGGTGCTACCGCTGAACACGGCGCCGGGTGATGCGCGGAGCGTCACGCTGGCCACGCACCTTCCCGAGACATTGGCGCCTGAACCCGGCGATCTCTTTCAGTTCGGCGAAGCGGGGCGTGAGGCGGCGCCCATGCTGGTCAAAGGGATTGAACCGGGCTCGAACCTCTCCGCCAAGCTGATCCTGATCCCCGCAGCGCCTAGCGTTCATCAGGCCGACACAGGCCCGATCCCAGCATTTGATAGCTATATCACCAGGCCGGCGCAGATCGAACTGGTGCGTCCGTCGGCGCCGGTCGTTTGGACGACCATTTCCGATGAGACCGTGCTGGTGCGCGGGCCCGATGGTAGGTCCACTCCGCGCATTCTGGTCCGCCTCTACCCCCCTGGCTCCGATGCCACCAATGCGCCAGACGGGATCGAAATCCGCTACCGGGAAACGGGCAATACCGGCCCATGGGGCTCAGTGCCGACGCAGCCCGCCGATACGCTGACCGTCGCCATTCAGCCGGTCGAGGATGGCAAAAGCTACGACCTGCGCCTGCGTTTTGTGGCCCGGAACGGGATAGCCTCCGACTGGACGGAGGTGCTGGCGCATCAAGTCGTGGGACGCACCACGCCACCGGCAGATGTCGGCGGCTTTGCCGCGGAACGGCGAGCAGACGGTGTCCAGCTATCCTGGGAGCCAGTCTCAGCGCTCGATCTCGTCGGCTATGAAATCCGGATGGGGGCTTCCTGGGACGCTGGGACCCTTGTCACCACCCGCCATCGCGGCACGACGCTCTTTGTCGCTCTTGCTGATGCCGGGGAACGGCTTTTTCACATCAAGGCCATTGATGAAATCGGCCTGGTGAGCCCTGCGGCCAGCAGTATCGCAGCGGCTGTCGCACCTCCCGCGAACGTGGCTGCCTTCGATGTCATCCCGCAGGGCGATCATGTACGGGCCTCCTGGGAGCCGGTTGAAGGAACCGGCGTCGAATACGAGCTTCGCGCAGGAACGACCTGGGGCACGGGGCGCTTCGTTGGGCGTGCCGCCGGCAACCACCTTGTTGCCCTTTGGCCAATCCGCGAAGCAACAGATGAGACCTTCTGGCTCAAGGCCATCTCCTCACCCGGGCTCTATAGCGAGGGCGCCGCCTATGCGACGACAAGGCTAGCGCCGCTCACCGGACGCAACGCGGTGCTGGTCAGCGACCGCCAGGCGCTGGGATGGCCCGGCGTCACACAGGGCATGGAGATCATCGGCGGCAATCTGCTCGCCCTTGCGCGCAGCGGCTCGACGACCATCGCGCGCGGCGAATATGTCTTTCCGGTCGCCTTCGGGCGGACATGGCGGGCGCGAAACTGGATCGAGGCGCATGTCGGCACAACGCCGGCTGACGACCTGGTTTGGGATACCGCCAGCTTCGCCTGGCAGGATCCGGAGGCCTCGTCTGCTTGGCTGCCGCTTGGCGATGTGGACGGCGCAACGCTTCGCAGCCAGATCGCGGTTGAGGCGCCCCTTGCCAACGATCTAATCGAAGGCTTTCGGCTGGCAGGCGCCCTGGCAGGCATACGCGGACAGAACCCCGCCCAGGCACAGAACCTGTCCTACGCGCCGGCGCGCTTTGATCAGGGCCTACAGGTTGGCGGTGGGACCAAGGCTGGCTGGTCGATTGCCATCCCCTCGGAATTCTCGACCACCTTCGATGTCCGGCTCGACCAAATTCTCGACGAACCAACCGTCTATCTCGCTCTGACTGGCACTGCCGGCACGCTGCGGCTGATCTGGTCGCCCGAGGATAGCGCCTTTGCGCTGGAGGATGATCACGGCCAGCGCGTGACCGCAGCCCTGCTCCGCCGCTCGGGTGACATCATCACCTTCGGTATCTGTCAGACACCGACGACGCGCAGGCTCTTTGTCGCCTCAGCCCAGACCGGGCTTATCGCATCAGGTGCGGCGCCGCTCGCACCGCTTGGCGCCTTTACCGGCGCGCAGCTTCACCCCGCATAGGAGAACATCATGAAGATCGGCTTTGCCGAGCTTCTGGCCCGTCTGGGCCGGAAAGCCGGAACGGACGGCTTTTGCCTGCATGGACGCCTGGAGGCACGGCTCACCAAACCCGACGGCTCCGTCATCGTCCGGGTCAAAGACAACCTCATCGTCAATGCGGGCTTTAGCTTCATCGCGCAGTCGGTCGGTCTTTCCACCGGGCGCCCAGGCGTGATGAGCCATATCGCGGTGGGCACAGGCACGACGGCGGCCGCTGCGGCAAACACCGCCCTGGTGACTGAGCTTGCGCGCAAGGCAGCAACCTTCAGCCATACGGCGGGCACCAAGGTGTTTCAGTTCGAGGCGACCTTCAATGCGGGTGAGGCAACGGGCGCCATCACTGAGGCTGGCGTGTTCAACGCGGCCAGTGCCGGCACCATGCTGGATCGCGTCGTTTTCGCGGTCATCAATAAGGGTGCCGACGATACGCTGACGCAGCGCTTTACCTTCACGATGAGCTGATGCGTGCCGGTCACGATCACTACAACACCGGGCACGGCCTATGTCTGGGCAAACGCCACCTTTAGCTGGGATGCGACCGAGGCCGGTAAGGCTTGGCAGGACGCCAGCGCCACAAGCTTTCTCGCCGAAGAAAGCGATGGGCTTCTGCTTGCGCCGTTGGAAGCACGCCTGCCACTCATCAGTGACAGCGAGAGCCTTGGTCTCGCCGATGCGGACGCCTTTGCAGCCACAGCAAGCGCAGCGGAAGTTCTCTCTCTCGCCGAGACCTATATCGATCTCATCGCGTTTATTCTGACAGCTTCGGAGTCTATCAGCTTCGGCGAAACCGCGCCGCGCGAAATTACACAGTCGCCCTTCGCAGAGATGATGGGGCTAACGGAGAGCGTCTCTAATAACCCCATCACTATTACCAATGAGGTATGGAGCACGCTCGAACAGGATGCCGCCGTAATCGGACAAGCCATCGCTGAGAGCGCGGCGTTTATTGAACAATCCGCACACGATGCGGCTACACCCCGAAACAGCACGCTCACGCTCGGAGAGCTTCGTGGCGCTGAGGCGATTCAGAGCAGCCTTCGCAGCCTTGCTTTTGCGGAGACCTACACTGATCTAATCGCCTTCATTTCGCAGATCGCTGAACAGCTCGTAATTGCAGATGCGCGCGGCAACGCTGTAACCAAGCTGACACTCGAACAGCTGGCAATATTGGATCGAA